ATTTGTAAATCCTAAGAGTTTATCAAAGAATTTTGCTCTCAATTTTGGTGGAAGATAATGAAGATTAAGACCAGTGAAGCCTCCTTCTACCTTATCAACTAGAATGATGAGAGGAAATCTATCATAATACGGCAGTGTGTCTTTATGTTTTGGATCATAAAAATACATATACATTCTACCTGGCAATGGTTTATCTACCCTTAATAATTCTTCATCTTTCAGTAGAGCAGGTCTACTGATATTAAAAGTTTTTAGTCTTTTCTTAAACCAGTTTAGCGACTGCTTTGTTCTGGGTGTAATCCCAGCCTTAAACGCTTCCTGTTCTAATTTTTGAAAACTTGATTTAGTGGCCATTACTTCTATTTATAATCAAGTCAATAACTTTATCCCAAGTCCTTTGATTGTTTTCTCCGTCCATATATCAAATTTCCAGCCTCTATTCTCTGCATATTCTTTCGCGGCTTCCCATTTAGACTGATTCTTTATATATGTCATGACCTCTTTAATATATCTCTTTGTCTTCTTCCGCATCTTTGGCTCTTTAGTTTCTTTCTCGGGTTTTATTTCAATGAGCCATGTCTTACCATCTTTAGTTGTAATTTTTAGATCGACAAAGTATCTGTGTATTTTATTATCTGTCTTGCATCTATAAGGCACCACTGTTTCTTCGCTCGACCACTTTATGATAGAAGGATTATCATCACACCAACGAAACACCTGTCTTTCCCACAAGGATCGGAAGATACATCTTGACGGGTCGCCCTCATATTTTGATGTATTCTTTATACTATATCTTCCTTTGTAGGTCATATTATATTTATAAATAGATACATGGACAAATCTAATTTAATATTTCCTTTAGAAATAAGTAATCAGCCAGAGAGACCTCTAATAAAATTTACTGCGTATGACCGAAGAGATGGTAATGCAGATCAACATCATATTTATCTACCTTCCCCCGCGGGCATTGCTTTTACCGAGCAAGCAGATTTTAGTACAATCGATCTGGGTGTCGTCGCAGCAACAGCCATTAGTGCTTCGCAGGCAAACGGCGCAATGGCAACGCTTGGCGCAATAGGTAAAGGTATTGGTGGATTTTTCGGTGGAGCATCAAAAAGCCTAGCCAAGACTATGGGTGCTGGAGAAGCATTTGATTTTCAACAAAAGACTATTAAGAATCCAAACACTAATACAACCTTTAGGGCTAATGGAATGAGAAATTTCTCTTTTGCTTTTAAATTGGTAGCTCGCAATCAAAAAGAATCCGAGGTGATAAGAAAAATTCATTCTAAATTCCGCCGTTTTACATACGCCTCTAGAAAAGGAGGTTCTTCCAATTTCATTGTTGATTTTCCACCAGTATGGACTATTAGATTTATGGATCAGGGAGAAAATTCTTTATCAGAAAATAAATATATTCCCAGAATTTTCTCTTGTTATTTAACTCAATGTAATTCTACTTTCAATTCTGATGCAAACATATATTTTAATGATAAAGCACCTCTTGTTATTGACATGGTTTTAAACTATCAAGAGACTCGTGCTCTTACAAGGAATGATATTGAAGACATGGAAAATGATCAGATGCAAAATAGAGGCATTGATCAAGAGACAGGTAATCCAGTGATTCAAGGAGTTGAGACACAGGAAGCACAAGAGCAGAGACCTGGTGCTTCTTCTGTTCCTAGAAAAGGCCGTCGCGGACGCAATTAATAAATAGATAAATATAACTTATGAAATTCTTTTCACAATTTCCAAAGGTTCCATATACCTTCGACGAATTTACACCAAATATCACTACACAGGTAATTGATATGTATCGATATGTCGATGTTAATAGAGATATCACAAATGATCTTGCGGCTTATCTTACATATAGTATTAAGGATGGTGAAAGACCTGACCAAGTTTCTCATAAATTATATAAGACACCAGATTATCATTGGACATTTTTTATTATCAATGAATTATTGAAAGATGGTATGAAAAATTGGCCCAAGAGCTATATTGAATTGGATGATTATCTAAGAAAAAGATATGGTGATTATTCTGTATTAGAATTTTTTCCTTTTCAGAGTTTCTTTGATGATGGTAAATTGGCACAGTATAAAAATAATTTTGGTAGCATTGAATTTGATGGTCGCCTAAAATTATTCAGAAAAACTTCTGCGGGAGAAGGTCACCATGCAACACCTGTGTTATATGATTCTGACAAATTGCAGCTGTGGGTAAAAGATGTGGAAAGTTCTTTTCTCACTAATAATAATGCAACATATCATTTCGTCTACGAAGGCTCGAAGAAACAGCAATTGGAATGGGCAGAAAATCATGGATTACCATGGTGCAAAGAATATTATCCAGAGATATATGAAAAACTATTGAATGAAACGACCGTTGTTGATGATAACATTGCTCCTTTCGTCCGAGGTGAGATAGATTTTGAAGAATCAGAACAAGTCTTTGATCTCTCGGTGAGAACACTAGATATGTTTGATCAAAACCAGGACTGGGACTCTAGATACTTCGATGATGCTGATACTTTCGATTGGGAAGATGGATTTGTCTATACCGAAAATACTAATGATGAATATGATGTAACATATCTCTTTAGTCGAAAGAAAATAACAAGCAATGATTTGGATCAATCTCAAGATTGGCCCCGTGCTCGCCCAGAAACATTTCCTCGATTTGGTCAGGGCGACGATGGCTTAACAGAAAACCCAGAGTTCTTCACCGATGATGAGATCGATTTCATATTAAGCGCTGAATCTGGATTATCTCAAGCATTCCGCGACAAATTTTATGCGTTCTACTTCCAACCCACTGTGGTGTCTTGGGTTGGTGCGAGTCCCGCAACCGAGATAACCGATGATCCATTCAAGAGTGAATGGTATCCATACGGCACAGATGCTTTAGGTAATTTCTTTATGTCAAAATATTTAAGTACGATATTATTTAAGACAAATAGAAGTTGGGTTGAGTCCTTTAATGCTCCTCAATCTTATGTAGATGCTAATGATACTAGAATAACCGCATATGATGCACTGAGAGAACTCGATCTAGATGAAAATCTTACACGAGATGGTAAGCTTCCAATCACCAATAATCCCAATTACACTACATATTATGAATATGAAAATAATGAGAACGAGGCAAAAAGAGATATCGTTGTTCTTAGAGAATCTGTAGTTGAATCTTTTGCTGAAAGATATGAAGAATTATTAAATGAGTAATATAACTGAGAAAAAATTAATGCTGGACCTAAATAATAAAGAAAAGCAAATACGTGATCTTTATGCTTTAGTAGATACATTGCAAACTAACTTGGCTTCTGCGGTTACTTATTTAAATGAAGTGGATAGGGAAACGGTGATCAATGTTCCGAGTTATAAATGGTGCATGAATTGGAGAGAAGGCGACGAAAATTAAATGAATAATGTACAGAAAAATATAGGATTAGGTAGTGGGAAACCTATCACGCCGGCAAGTTACAAATTTGGTAAGATAGAACTTGAGAACCACGAAGGTGAAGTATACGAGATTCAGAATATAGTTGCTAAATTCTCCATAACAGAGAGTATCTATTCCAATACACTTATGTGTAAGGTAAATATTAAAGATACAAATAATCTCGTAGAAGATTTTCCTATCATCGGCCAAGAAAAACTGAGATTTTCTTTCGAGAAGCCAGGAATCTTCTTGCCGAAGAGAGTTGAGCTTGAATTCTCTATCACAGAATATCCTGGCTTTGGTAAGGGAACACAAAAATATATGCAGGCTTTTTCTTTAACAGGAATTTCTAATCACGCATATAATTCTGAATTCAAAAAGATTTCCAGAGCAGTTGAAGGTACCACATCCGAGATCATTGAAAGTATAATGGTAGGAGATTTGAAAGAAGAAAATTTTGTTGTTGATTCAGCATCCGATTCAAGATTTCAGGGAGTTCTTAATTATAATACACCACTTGGTTGTGTAGAATGGCTCAGAAAAAAATCATTTGTTGATGATGCAAGATCACCATTCTATTTTTATCAGACACTTGATGGTCTGATTCATCTAAAATCTTTTTCAGATATTTGTGCAGAGGATATTTATCATGAATATTATGATGCAAGAGAATTTGATTACGAGGCACATACTGATGATGATTTCAATCAGAGGAAGTTCCGAATACTTGAGATATCATCAGATTTAAAACTAAGTAAATTTTTCCAAGGAATACAAGGCGCATACGCATCAGAAAATTATTATTTAGATATAGGTAATAAACAATTTACTATGGAAGAATTCGATGGTTCAACTATAAAACCCGCGTTAAATAATTATGATTCTTATTCAAAGGATAAGATAGTTATTGATGGAACAATCGATAAAGAATTTCAGGCTCATTGTGAATTCACATCTATTAATGCTTTTTCTTTCGAGGGTATAGATAAAAATTATAATGAAATAAAGAAAGCTTCTGAAGGAAAACTCAAAGCACATTTAGAAAAACTTGATTCAACCACACACGATATAAAACTGTTTGGTGATCTAGGACTGAATGCCGGCACTATAATTAAATTAAATATTACGAGAGCGATTGATCCAAGAGAAAGAGACAAGACAGAAAATTCTCAGGGTGGTGAACATGATAAACATATGTCGGGCAAGTATGTCATCACCTCGGCAATCCATACATTTGAAGATGGCGAATATCACACTAATATAAGAGTAAAAAGAGATGGATTTGAAATAGTGGTATGAATACAGAAAATTTTATATACAATGGCGGGACCTTTTTCTGGTTCACAGGTGTAATCGAAGACATTAATGACCCATTAGAGATGGGTAGATGTCGAGTCAGATGTTATGGATTCCATACAAAGAATAAAGATGAACTTCCAACAGAGAAATTACCATGGGCTACTCCAATGATTCCTGTTACATCTGCATCTATGACAGAAAGTGGTCAAAGTGCGACAGGTCTTTATCAAGGTTCTTGGGTAGTTGGATTCTTTCGAGACGGTTCTAATGCGCAGGATCCTGTCATTATGGGTTCGATTCCAAGTACATCAAGTGCGGTTGATTATCAATCTGGATTTACTGACCCCGACAAACGATATCCAGTTGAAAGTAAATTAAATATACCAGAAACTCCAAGGGCCGCGAAGACCACATCTGAAATTAATTACAAGCAGTCTTTCTCATACACAAAGAAAGTAGAATTAAGAGAAGCACACGATAAAGTTCCAACTGCAAATGCTGCGCACGAGAATAATTGGGTATTTCCAGCAATTGATAGCGTTGTTGCGCCTGTATATCCAGCCAATCATGTTTTATCTTATGAGAAGAAAGATGATGCAGATGAAGCATCACACATCATTGAAGTTGATTGCACACCCGGTCAAGAAAGAATATCAACGATTCATAGAACTGGTACGTATAGAGAGATCACTCCAACTGGGGATGAGACAAGTGTGATTGTTGGAAATGATTTTCAAGTTGTTGTTAAGAATCAGAATGTAAATGTAATTGGTAATTGCAATCTCACAGTTGATTCTAATTGTTCTACATACATTAAAGGTAATTGGAATATTCAAGTTGATGGTAATGTGATCGAACATATTGGTGGTTCTTTACTACAGACAACTGTTGGAACTTGTACAGAAGAATATGGTGGAAATCAAGTGACTACTGCACCGAATATCTTCCTTAATTAGAAGATCATTCATATATAAAAGATATAAATAGTATAAATGAGTAATAATTTTTCAGATAACGTCAATAGTTCGAGGGCTGCAAGCAAAAGAATTTATTCTGATATACCAATGAATCTTTCTATACACCCAAATACAAAAGATTTGACCGTAGTTAAAGACATTGATGCTGTAAAAGTATCTGTTAAGAATTTAGTAATGACTAACTTTATGGAAAGGCCATTTCAACCCACACTTGGAAGTGGTGTGACAGGTCTTCTATTTGAGAATAATGATGCCTTCACTAAGGAATCTATAAAAGATGAAATATATAGAGTTATTAAAGAACACGAAAGCAGAGCGAATGGAGTTCAAGTTGAAGTTATAGATAATTCTGAACGTAATGCATATACAATAAATATAAAATTCAATGTTATTTTCTCGAATCAAAGACAAGAGACCGAATTTTACCTAGAAAGAATAAGATAAAATGGCTACACAATTTAATGTAACAGAACTAGATTTTGATAAGATCAAAGAAAGCTTGATCACTCACTTTAAATCTCTACCCAATTCAAAATATGAAGATTATGATTTCGAAGGGTCGGGTCTTAATACATTAATTGATATACTGGCATATAATACGCACTACAATGCTATTCATGCTCATACTGCGATCAATGAATCATTTCTTGATTCTGCACAATTAAGACAGAATGTTGTCGCAAGAGCAAAGTTGCTTTCTTATATTCCAAAAAGTATTTTATCTCCTTATTGTTTATTAGATATTGTCATTCCTGGTTCCGCTAACGATGAAGCATCTGCTTTTACTATTCCTGCGTTATCAAAGGTCACCTCAAAAA